GTCGGCGTGAAGTTCTCTTCGAGGTACTTCTGCATCGCGGCGGGGTCGTTGGCGACCTTGCCTTCAGCGACAGCCTTGAGCATGTCGTTGGCGATGTTCTGACCCGGATCGTCGGACGGTCCACCGGCAACGCTCTGCGGCTGACCGCCTTCGGCTCCCGCCCAACGCGCGTCGACCTCTTGCCATCCCAACTGATCGAGGATGTCCTTGCGAACCTTGGCGCGTTGCACTTCACGCGCAGCGTCGAGGTTCTTCTGGTACTCGGGAGGCAGCTTGTCTCCTGCGATGACCATCATCAGCGAGTCGTCGAAGAGGCGGTCGCGCGACGTAGCCGTATCGACGAGGCGGTTCAGCTCACCGGCTTCGGCGTCGCTGAGACCGACAACCTGCCCGTCCTTGACGGAGTACGCTGCGCCACCGTCCTTGCGACGATCGAGCGACGTGTTGAGCGTGAGGTTCTGACCGATGCCGGGGAGGTCGATGCCGGGAGGCGGCTTGCTTGCCGCTGCGCTACGCTGCGACCGCGACTGCGTATCCGTGCCGTACACGTAGCTACGCGCGTCTTCGAGGTTCTTCTTGATGATCTCGGGGTCGATGTCTTCGAGGCTCTTGACCTGCAACTCCAACCCGTCGAGCAGCCGGTTCTTGAGTTCCGATTCGGCGTCCGTTTGGAGGATCGCCGCGCGCAACTCCTTCACGTCGTTCTTGACCTTGCGCTGCATCCCGACGCGATCGAGGTGCGCGTCCTGCGCCTTGGCGAGTTCCTCGGACGCAGCCTTGGGATCCACGGCGAATCGCGCGCGAATGCCTGCGCCCTTGTCTTCGTAGACGCCCTTGACCTTGCCCGCTACACCAGCCGCGAGGTTGCTGTTGAAGGCTTGCTCGACCTGCTGCTTCTGACGCTGCTCGTCGGCGTACTTCTGCGCCGCGCGTTGGTTGTCCTCGACGGTGTTCCACGCGGAAGTGATGTTGCTCCACAGTTCGGGCGTGAACATGCCCGGAGGCGGAACCGGCATCCCTTGAGGCTGACCGCCAAGGAGTCCACCCGCCGACAGCGGGGAGCGTTGCGTCATGGCTGCGCTGCCGCCGCCTTGGAACGGGACTCCGCTCGCTGCGGGCTGCGACGGGGCAGCGCCACTCAAGAGCGTCCGCATGTAGGCGTCGTAGGCTTGGTTGCCTTCCTGCTCGGTGGCGAACGCCTTTTCCTTGAGGTCGAGGGCGCGCGTGTCCAACGCCATCGCCTTGTTGCGGTAGTCGGTCTCCGCGTTCTGAGCGTTGGTCAACCGCGCCTGCTCGTCACGGGCGATCTTCATCTGCTGCCCGCTGCGGATGGCATCGGTCAACGGAGCGAACGCGCCACCCATCGCCTGAGCCTTGGCAAGCTCGGCTCGCAGCAACAGGTCGTAGGCGGCGTTCAGCCCCTCGCTACGCGGCTCGTAGTTGCGGAAGGTCGCCACGGGTCAGCCTCCCCCGCCGCCGAACGCCTGCGCGCCTGCGCCCGCGAGACCACCCGCGAAGTTCAGCAAGCCCGCACCCTCCGACGCCTTCCGCGCCTTCTTGGCGAGGTACGCCTGCATGATGAAGTTGAGTTGGTCTTCCTTGAGGTGCGCGAGGTCAACCCCCACGCCCTGCAACAGCGTCGCAAGCTCTTGGTGCAAGCCCGCTTGGTTCTGCCCGTAGGCAGCGCCGATCTTCGCCTGCGTGTCCTGCTGACCGCCGTAGAGCATCCGGCGCACGAGGTCCGGCGAGTAGCCCTGAGACGCCACCTCACCACCCATGCGATCGTTCATCTCGCGTTGACCCGCCGCGAACCCCTGAGCCTGACCGCGATACGCAGCCTCGTAGCTCTTGATGAGGTTCTGCTGCCCCTGTTGGGCACCTTGCAGCAGGTAGCCCGCAGCCTGCGGGAACGCGCCCTTCGCCGCTTCCGGGATGCCGTAGACGCGCGTGCCCAAGTCGGCGCTCTCGCCGAACTGGTAGCCCATCCCGTTGACCAACGTCGCCGGGTCCATTCCGACCTTGTGGGCGTTGCCGCCTGCCCACTTGCTCGGGTCGTACACGCTGTTGGGTCCGTACATGGCATCACCTCAAGGTTGCGTCTGCTCCGTGATCTGGAAGCGCCAGACCAGCGAAGCCAACTCGAATCGTACACCGTATGCGAGGTCCGGCACAGTCAGCCGAACCTTGAACCAGTTGCCGTCCACGCTGCCCACGTTGAACACCAACGGAGGAGCGTTCAGGTTGAGCGTCTGCGACAGCAGCACGGAGTCGTCGAAGTCGCGCATCAACTCCACGAGCACCGACCCCTGCGCCTGACCGCGCATGATGCACGTCACGTACGCCAGCCCCTTGCGCTTCTCGGGCAGCCCCAGGTCCATCCACGCCGACTCCCACACGTAGCCGGGGTTGCCGATCGACACTTCCGTGTCCGTCGCAATCGCCTCGTCGAGCACGTCCTCGTAGTGCAGGTACTCCCCGTCGTAGTCCAGCGCCCACGCCAGCCGCTCCTCGCCGTCCGCGTTCGTCCACCGCAGCAGCGCACCGCGCACGTTGTCTAGCGTCGCGTCCACGTCCCCGACAGGCTCCACCAAGCAACCAGCCGTCGTCGTCTCCGACCCCACGAAGAAGCGCGGGCTACCCCACAGGACGAGGTTCGCGCCCAACAGCGCCTGCTCCGTGCGGTCGTCGTCCAACCACACCACGAAGCCCTCCTCCGTGCCCGCGACCATCCGGTCAGTCCCGCCATCGGGAGACTGCACCGAGGTCAACGCCGTCACGTTGGGATGCTCGTACGTGCTGTAGCGCAAGCCCTTCTCTTGGTCCGTCTCCAACGACACCCGCGCGAACTGGTGCGTCTCGTCCTTCAGCTTCAGCGCCAGAACGTACTGCTTACGCTTCTGGTTCAGACACGCCGCCATGCGGTCGAAGCCACGGTTGTCCACGGAGTCCGTGAAGTAGTTGCGAAGCTTCTCACCGATCCACTGGGGCATGGCGAGGTTGGTCACGCCTTGGCGCGTAAGGGCCTGGAAGCCCTTGTCGCTGATGAAGATGACCACCCCGTCCTTGGAGACCGCCGACAGGTGCGCGACGCTGCCCGTGCCCCCGGAGACCGGCTGGACGACCGCGTTGTTGGACGTGTCGAACTGGACGCTCGCCACCGCGCGGCGCTTGAACGCCACAAGCTGCCCGTCCATGTCCTTCAAGCCCGTGATGGTCGCGCCGAATCCGCTGTTGAGGCGGAACACCCTGGAGTAGTCCACGAGCCCGCCGAACCCCGGCTTGGACGCGAGGCAGGCGTCGGGCTGCACTTCCAACGCGCCGTAGACCACGCGCGAGCCAGAGGTCTCCACGATGTCGCAGCGGGGCGGGGAAGCGTTCGTGAACTCCAGCACGGGACCTAGCGAGGTCTCCGCGTCCGTGTACTGCAAGGCGGCTTCCGCCGTGCCGTTCTCCACCTTGGTCACGCGGAAGAGGGCACCGCTGCTGCCGTTGCCGACCGACTGGTAGATCCACACTTGGCTGTCGGGTCCGGCGACCGGCAGGTTGGTCAGACGGATACGCACGGCACCGGACGGGTTGGAGTCGTCCTCGGCTTCCGGCTTGATCGTGATCTGCGGCGACGGGTCGCCCACGATGTTCTGCGTCTTGTCGTAGAAAGCGACGGCGATCTGCCGCTGCGCGCTCCACTCCGCTCGGCTCTGGAGGTAGACGAAGTACGGGTCAGCCGTCGCGCTCGACGTGCAAGTAGGCGCAACGCTCGGCGAGTGCGGGTCCGACTCCACCACGAGCTGCGTGTTGGGTTGGCTGCTGTTGCCACCGTAGGCGGCAGCGTAGACGCGCCCGTCCGTGTACCAGAAGCTCCGCGTGCTATCGACCTGCAACGCGCCCGGCTCACCGGACCCGTCGTAGTTCTGCACCGCGAATGCGTCTGATCCCGTCGTGATCGGGTCGTTGCCCGCCGCACCACCGATGCTCGTGTCCAGCGTCTCGAAGCACTGGGCGTTGGTGCCGCTTGCGCTACCCGGCGTCACGCCGTAGCCGAACGAGTAGAACTCGCCGTCGAATGGCGCGTAGCCGCTGGTCACGTCGCCTTGAATGGACGAGCCCATCATCTCGATGGTCGTCTGCGTGTTGTCCGGCGTCTTCGATGCCGTGAACTCGTCCGAACGCACAAGCTCGACGCCCGTGAAGACAGCGCCCTGCTTGCCTGTGATCGTGGAGAAGTCCGGCGCGGTGCCCGTCTCCTCGTCGGTGACGGAGATTTGCGTCGCGCTCGTGAACGTCGTGATGCGGTACTTCTTGCCCGCGAAGGCAGCGCCCGCGCTACCGCCCCACACCCAGTACATGCCGAGCATGTCTGCGCTGAAGAGGTTGCCCATCGCGTAGATGGTGGCTCCACCCGTGGTAACGACACCGGCAGGCGCACCGTTGTAGATCGCGCCCGGCGCGCTCGCCATGCCGGAAGCGCCCGTGCCCGCAGGGACCGCGAGCGTGACCGTCGTGAGGCTGACGCGGTTTCGCACGCTGCCGACCACCGCCGTCGTGCCCGTGTTCGACTCGCCGCTGCGCTTGAACCGGCGCACCGTCAGCACGTCGTTCATCGGGCGAACCGGAGTGCCCACAACCGTGCGCGTCGTGTTCGTGTTGTCGCTGTGGCGCCACACTTGGTCGGCTGCGGCGAAGTCACCCGTGAGCTTCACGTACTCGATCGTCGTCTCGTTGATGTACTTGGTGACGAGGCCCGTCTTCGTCGGAGGACCAGCGTCCGCGAGGTTCTGAATGATCTCGCCGATCGCAAGCGTCGTCGCACCGCTGATCGTCATGCGACGCACGCGACCGTCCGTGAAGTAGCTGTTCTGCCAGTTCACTTCCAACAGGTCGTCGATCGGCCAACGCTTGCGAACGTGGACGTAGTGAACGTCGTTCGGCTGGAACACCGGGCTGCTGGACTGGACGTAGACCTCCTTCTTCAAGTCGAGGTCGTACCAGCCAAAGCGAATGCAGCCGTCCACGATGTCGATGAACGGACCACCGGACTGAGAGCCGTTCGCCTTGCGCCACAACTGGATCCGACCCGCAACGCTGCGAGGACGGATGTAGCCCTTGAAGTGGAAGTAGTCGTCCTTGTCCCACGACATGAGCCCCGCGTTCGGAGCGTCCAACGCCGTCGTCAGAACCGTGTTGCCCACCGAGTTCTGGTGGTAAATCTGCTGCGCGGATCCGACAGGCGCTTGCAGGTACGGGTCGTTCAGGTCGTTCGTGCCGCTCGTCGCGCGCACGTTCTTCGCCCACAACGGGAACCGCTGCACCTCGAACTTCGGCGCAACCGTGGGTGCCACGACACCCGCCTGCATCCCCACGTTGTCGATGATGACCGCGGGCTTCCCGCCGTTGGTCACGTACAACTGCGAGCCGAACTCAGCCCACGTCGCCGTCTTGTTCGACCCGCCGAAAGCGTGATACACGCTCACGAACGGAGACGACAAGATCACCCCGATGTTCTCCGAGGCTAGGTCTTGGATGCGGTGACCAACGCCGATCGGGTTGTGCAGGACCTGGATCCGCAGGTAGTTCCCCGGCTGGTCGTAGTCGATGTCGTACGGGTTGAAGTCAGGCGGCTGCGACGACGGGTAACCAGACCAAGGATTGATCTGGACCATGTTGATGTCGGCGAGCGTCCCGTTGAACGAGTGCAGGTATCCCTGGAGTCGTTGCGGTGAACGCAGCGTGCCCGTCACGAACCCGCCCGTGAACGTCTGGTCAGCGTCGGCGGATCGGTAAGAGTCACGCCCGCATCCGACGATGTACTGACGGCTTGCGCCTGAAGGCACCACGATGTTCGCGGTGAGCAGCCAATCGTTCGCGCCGCTGACGCCAACGTCGGTTGCATTCACGCGCACCGCAGCCTTCTTGCCGTTGATCTTGCAGTACGGCTTGAGCAGGATCGTGCCGCTGCTGCGCGTGCCCAGGTAGAAGCGGATGTGGAACGGAACGCCCACCTCCACAGCCGTGTCTGCCGTGGCGATGAACAAGCCCTTCTCGGGCAACGTCACGCCCGTGTAGGCAGCCGTCGAGCCGATCACAAGTTCCGGGCGACCACGGTTCAAGCGCAGGATGTATTGCACCGCTTGGCCGGTGGAGTTGTTCGCCGTCAGCGCAGGGTTCGAGGTCGGGTCGCCGTACCACAGGATCGTCTGGTACTCGCTCACCGTGTCGATCACGCCGCGAGCCTCAAGGATCGTCCCGAAGGAGTCCGACCACGTAGGCAACATGCAGGATGCCGTCACCGGGAACACCACGCGGTCGTTCGCCAACGGACCCGTGATACCACCCGGCAACGACTCCGCGCGGAAGGCGAGCCCGTACTGGATCTCGGGCGTGAAGTCGACGGGACGCCAACGGTCGTCGGCTTCGTAGACCGCGCCGCGCACGGCTGCGTACACCTTCTCGTTGAAGCCGTAGACGCCGAGGATGCCGTCCTCGGGACCGCGCCGTTCCGTCACGACGCCGCGCACCCACTTGGGCAGGATCTCCACCGAAGAGCTGTGACCGAGCGGGCTGTAGATGCGGAGCTTCCACCCATCACCGAGCGGGCTCAGGTCGCTCCAGAAGTCGTCAGTCAGGATCACGTCGGCAACGGTGACGCCCGTAGCCGTGTACGACTTGCCGCGCCCAAGCGTGATGGGCAGGTCCCGCACGTCGTCCTCGAAGGCGGTGTAGCCCACGAGGCGGAAGACGTTGGCGACCGTGCCGTCGCGGCTAGGGTCCACGTAGGCGCTGCGCGTGGTCAGGCTCGCGCCACCCGTGGCGACCGCGCTGACGCCGTACCACTCCGGCTTCTTGACGCCGTAGGTCTCCAACTTGGGAACGTCCACCTCGTCGCCGGACACGATGAGGTAGGTGCCCTTCACCGCGCGTTCGGACGCGGCAGGCTCGGCGGTGAAGATGCTCGTCTGCGAGGGCGGCGTCACCGTCGTCGTGCCCTGCACCACGTTGGCGGCGTTCAGCCCGGCTCCCAGGGGCTCCAGGATGTCGTCAGACGTGAGCACGCGGGGCGGGAGGCAGTTGGAGCCCTCCAGCTTGCCGTTGCGTAGCGTGGTCACCCCGCCGCTTGCGGTGGGCAGCGCGCCCGCCGGGGACGTGGCGAACCAGCGCACTTCGTCCACGAGCATCCGGGCGTTGAGTTCGGTGTAGCCCAGGTTGTAGGTGTCGGACGGGATGCCCTTGCAGTTCCAGCGCCCGCCAACAGTGAGCACCGACCGCTCCAGGTCCTTGCGGTCGATCGTCAGGTGCGCGGTGTCGTAGTAGTCGTAGTTCTCGTAGTTTCCAGGCTGCGGGAGACCGCCCGCCCAAGCGAGAGCGCCGTCAGTCCAGTAGGCAAACTCCGCGTCACTCGGGTCGCCGTTCGCCGGGTTGAAGGCGTCCTTCGGCGTCATCGAGATGTACACGTCGTACTGATCCGCCGTCGTCGTGCGTTGGATGCCGACTTGGATGGTGACCTTGCGCCCAACCCACGGGCTCGTCACGTCGAAACGGTTGACCGTGGCACCCGAGTACAGCCGATAGCACGGCAGCAGGTCGCTCGGGACGATGGCGTCGATGTTCTCTTGGTCGCTCGCCGCTGCCACAGCCACGGAGAACGCCTGCGACTGCTTGAATGCGTTGGGGTCCTGCGACGACAGCAGGTTGCGGTGGCTCAACACCAACAGCGGACGGGGCACGGAGCGCGTCCCGCTCGTCGCAGGGTCCTTCACGTCCCAACACACGAGGTCCGGCACGCCTCGCGGACGAGCGCCCGTCAGCGCAGGGGAACCGCTGTCCGGCAAGCTCTCGGGGCTTTGGATCGCGTAGAACGCCTCCGTCTCCACGAAGCTGATCTCGAAGCCGAAGCCTTGCGAGTCACCGGAGAGCATCCGCTGGATCTCGCGCTTGTAGACGGGATCTTCGCTCAGGTCGCGCGTGATCGCTTCGCCCTCGCCGGACAGGAACACGAGCTGCGAACCTCGGCTTCCACCGTCCGTCGTCGCGTTGCCGAACGGCAACAGGAACCCGTTGCGCGTCCCGCCCACGACCGACTCGTGCAGCGTCGCACCCTCGGCGTCGTCGCACTTCCAGTACGCCTTGAGGTTGGCGATGTCCGGTTCCGTCAGGTCGTCGAGCCGGATGCTCGAACGCAGACTCAACTGACGGCGAGCGCCCGCCACGTCACCGGAACCGTACGCGCGCGGCGACGACCAGATGCGCGCATGGCCCAAGATCAAGTCGCGTTGGTGCCAACGGAAGCACTGAATCAGCGTCTTCCACCCGACCCATGCAGGGTCGCCGGCAAGCCCGACGAGCCCAAGCCGGTAGCTCGCGCCAACCTCGGTGTACGTGTCGATCGTGTAGATCGCACCTGCGGCACCGGAGGCGAGCGGCTTACCTGGAGTGGTCTCCCCGTTGAACACGATCCGGTAGCCGCGCAACGCCTCGGGGTTGCCGAACGCGATACCAGCGCCGCCGCTGCCTCCGTAGCCGTCCCACTCGAATCCAGCGACAGCGCCGCCCTTGGGGTCGAAGCCGTTGAACGTGTTACCAGCCGACAAGCCTTGGTTGACCAGTCGCGCGTACGCATCGGCAGGTGCAACGTGGTCCGTCAGCACGTCGTAATTGCCCGCTGCGCCGTACAGGTCGGCGATCGTCAGCGCGCTACGGTCCACCATGCCGAAGCCACCCGACCGCAGCGGAGCGCAGTCCATCCCGAACGGGATGAAGCCGCAACGCATCCAAGGCGTGAAGCGCATCCCCAAGCCGAGGAACATCGCGTCACGGCCGCTGTAGCGCACGCCGTACTTCGTCAGGTACGAGAGCGAATCGGTCGGTCCCTTGAAGACCACCATGCCCGTCGCGGTACCACCGCTGCTGCTATCCTCGAACGTGTAGCTTGTCGGGTCTGCACCGTTCTCCGACACCCACACGCGGAAGTAGCCATCGTCTTCCCAGTTGGTGTTCTCGGACAAGCCACCCGGCGTGCCCGTGTCCACCTGCAACTGCAACGCGACGCTGTAGTCGATCCCCGGCTCCACGTACTTGTGGATCAGGACCGCGCGCATCGCCTGCGTGCAGTTCTTGGAGTTGGTGCCCGACGACGGGTTCTCGCCCGAGGTCAGGTCGTACTTCATCGTCCGCGCACTGGGGTAGCCCCACGCGGGCGCGTCGTACCACATGAACACCAAGCCGTAGTTCGACGGGCGGCGCGACGGCAAGCCGGTGATCGGGTTCACGCCATCGAAGCCGATGCCGTTCCCGATGTTGACAACCGCCAGCGCCCACGACATCGGAGCGAGTCGATCACCCCCCTTCTGAATGATGCAGAAGCACTCGTCCAACGATTCGTCGAACCCGTTGGGTGGAGTGAAGCTCGTCACAAGCCCCGTCACAGGAGGCGACTGCAAGCCGTTCGTCGGCGTCTCGTACAGCTTCACGTCAGCCGGGATGCGGAAGCTCACGTTCAGCTCGAACGTGTTGCCGCGCCGATTGTGGAAGACGCCCGTCGTGTAGATCGTCCCGATGCCACCCGTCAGCTCGTAGGCGTAGTCACCGCCGATGTCCGTGTCCGCGCTGTACGGCAAGTAGCCGTAGCCTCGCAGCGGAACGTCCACCGTGCCGTCCAACGACGTGCCCAAGAGCGGGCGCGACAACGCCATCAGCGGGCTCAGGGACGGGTCCACGATCGTGCGGATCGCGCTGCCCGGTGCCACCTGATCGTTGAACTTGATCGAGCCCGACGTGCTACCAACCGCGTCCTGGTCGAAGTCGATGTTCACCGCCTTCGGGGACTCGTTCAACGCGAGCAGCGTCTCGTTCTTGGAGTTGTTGACCCCGCCCGACAGATCGCTCTGCCGAACCTCGAAGAACTCGTTGGTGTCTTGACGCTGCGCCACGGATCAGTTGGTCACGAGGTCGTAGGTGATCGCGCAGATGGCGGCGGTAGCGCCCGCGCTCACAACGCGGAAACCACCAAGCACCGGGATACCACCCGAACCGAACTCGATGCGCTTGCCGATCGCGTCGGTGGCAATCGTCGGAGTCAGGTCTTTCTGACCGCCGTAGTCTTGGAGCTTGATCGTCGGAGACGTAACACCAGCCGCAAGCACCTCGATGCAACGGATGATCGCGTGGCGCTGCGGCTGCACACCCGTCTGCGGCGCGAAGATGCTCGACGTGTTCGTCAGCGTGCGCGTGTCGGCAGCGCCGTTCACGTCACCGGCAGCAGCGTCAGCCTGCCCCTTGAGACCGATCGTGACGCCCGTGGGATACGCCGTCTCAGCGGTAGCCGACGTGAACATGACCTTCGTCGCGTTCTGATTCAGTGAGTAGTTGCCCATCACCAGCTCCAGTTGCCCCAGTAGGGGTAGTATTGGTTCCACGGCGCTCGGTTCTGGAGCGTCGACTTGATGAACGTAGGACCGTTGCTGTCGCGCGGAGGCGTGGCGTAGTTCACGAACTTCACCCACTCCTCCTGCATCTCGTTCGCAATCGAACGAAGCCCGTCCACGTTGTTCTTCTTCTGGAAAGCCACCTGCGCCGTCTTCAACACCAAGATGCGCGTGTGCTCGTCAGGGATCGGCACGATCGTTTCCAGCGTGTCACCAGCCGACAGCGTGCTGCCGTACTCGTGGTCCACCTCGATGTCCGTCACGCGACCACCACCGGACACGCCCAACGGCGTGCTGTAGATGATCCGCCGCACGGACCCGTAGTTCGCGCTGTTGATGAGGTTCGTGCCCGTCACCTGGATCACGCCGTTCACCAGCGACCCCTCCTCGATCTCGAAGTCGCCGTACACGACTTGGCTCGGAAGGTGGATCACCGTCTGGCTCGCAGCGGCAGCGGACAGCACGCACTTGAACAACGTCGGAGGGCGAACCGCAACACGCACCACGATGTCCGGGCAGGTCGTGTAGTTCCACAACCGGATCGTGTTGTTGTTGCCCTCCCACGACCAGTGCGGGTACTGCTGGTTCGTGCGGTGCTTGGGGATCACCTGCCCAAGCGACACGTTCTGCGGGCTCGTCCACTTGTACATGGACCAGTAGTTCTCGGGCACCGTGAAGCCCGTGGCGAAGTACACGTCGACGACGTGGGTGATCCACGACGGCATACGGAACTCCCACATGGTCTGCGCCACCTGCACGGCGTTGTTCGCCGCAGGCCAGCCCATCGTGAAGTTGCTGTACTCCTTGTTGCCCTCGACCATCTGCCGGAACAGCCCACGCATCTGACGGTTCGCCGCACGAATCAGCATCGTGTCCGGGAACTTGATGCCCTGCGGGTCGTCAAGCAGGTCGCGGCACTCTTGGAGGAACAGCGAGGTAATCACGGGGTCGGCACTCCCATGTCGTAGTGCTTCTTGTGCCCGGCGGCGAACTCAGCCACGTCGACGGAGTGGTCCCACGTACCGTCGTACTTCTCGCGCCACGCGGCGTCCTCGTTCTTCTTCGACTTCGTTTCGAGCCGATCCGAGAGCTTCTTGAGGTCGTCGCCTCGCGCCCACAGGTCAGCCTTCTGCGCTGCGATCAAGCAGCCCTCGGGAGAGGGATCGCGGTAGGTACCGTTCTCCCCCTCCCAGTAGAGCACCGTGTCCCACGTCGAGGTCTTGGGCATGAACGCGACGATCCGCCATCGCCCTGCGAGCCCCGAATGCATCTGACGCATCGGAGACCACCACAGGTCGAGGTAGGTGTCGTACGCCTTCAGAGCCTTCCGCGTGCGCTCCAGCAGGGCATGAGGAGCCCACACCGGGTCTTGCGGTCGGAACGTGAAGGACTGCCATGCGGCAGACCCCTGCGTGGGAACACAACGCTGTCTCATCAGTAGAAGGCGTCCGGCTTGAGGAAGAACTCGAACACGAGGTCGGTCATCGGCTCCCACTCCATCGCCATCGTGGTGCCGAACGTCGCCGAGGTGATGTCGATGCCAGCCACGATCGAACCCGTGTACCCGCTGTACGTACCAGCAGACGAGTTGGCCAACGGCATGACCTTGCCACCCGGCAGCAGACCGCCAAGCGCCGGAGTGAAGTTGGTCTTCAGACCCGCGTAGCGGAAAACCTGCACGGCAGGCGTCTTCGTCGAACGCATGGTCACGTTCGCAGGCGTGCCCGCCACGCCGTTCTTGATCCACGCAACGACGGTCACGGCGTTGGCCGCAGCCGAGGCCACGTTGCCGATGTAGCCGTCGTGCGTCACGGCGATGTCGAACGCAGCCACTCCGCTCACGTCCCAGGTGTTCGAGTAGGTCGCGGTCGTAGCGGCGAACGTCACCGTTTCGGCATCGGCAGACGGGCTTGCGGTGACAAGCTGAGCGCCCGTGACAGGTCCACGGAAGATCAGTTCACCATCCGTGGTCGTGCGCGGAACGAAAGGAAGCGGGAATCGGCGATTGATGCCGACGCCGCTGGTGACTCGCGCGCCAAGGTCTACGGTGGCGAATGCGTAGGTACCGCAGCACCATCCGACGCGCACGTTGTTCGTCACCGTAGAGGCGGCGAGGACGGTCATCGAGTCGATGTGCGAGTAGCAGTTGAGTCCCTGCCCTTCCGTCTGGCAGTTCGTGCGGCTCTTGACAAGAACCTCGGACACGGGACGGTTGAACTGATTGCGCCCGACGATTCTGATCGCCCATTGGTCGGCGTTGGCGACGGACGTGATGACCGGATAGACCGGCACACGCAGGTCGCACGAGAACGTGTCGGTGCTGATGTTGCGGCAGTAGCTCCCGTTCATCACGAGCTTGTCGCCGAGGGCGGCAGGAGTCGTGGACGAGATGCCCTGGAAGTCGGTCCTCGGGACCGTGATGAGCCACGGGCCGACAGGGCCGTACAGGAGTGAGTTGGGGTCGCAGTTTCGCTTACGAATGGTCATGTGAGTTGTCCCCTGGGCACTTCCCAGGATCGCTAGAGGAGAGGCTGGGGAGGGCGACGAAGTGCCACCCTCCCCGTTTCGATCAGGCGCTCAGGTTCACGAGAACCGCGCCCGTGCGGTTGCGGACGCCCGAGACGATCAGCTCGTCGTCCCAGACCCAGCCGCGCCAGTAGCGGTCGAGCGGGCGACCAGCCGTGCCAGTCGAGACCGCACGGTTCCAGACCGTCACGTCTTCAGCCGTGAGCGATTGCAGCGGGGCGGTTTCCGCCAACTGCAACTGATCCAGGCCGAGGAAGTAGATGCGGTTCTGGTAGCAGAAGCGGTCCTTGACGTACGGCAGACCGTTGAAGGACAGCGTGGTGTGACCGCCCTTCAGGTCCGTCGTGTTCTGGTACCGCTTGTCCGGCGTCAGCAGCGCGACGTAGCTGTCGTACGTCGGGTAGCTCGACATGAGCATCGTGATGTTGGCGTTGTTGATGCGTTCGGCATCCGACACCGCTTGTTGCATCAGCGCCTCGGTCAGCGGTCGGTTGCCCGCGCCGCTGGAGTCGAGAACGATGCCCTGGTCCCACGGGTTCGTGGAGCACACGACGCCCTGGAACCACGTGGTCGCGGTGTACGTGTCGTCGTAGGTGCCAGCCGACTGCTGCGACCCGGCAGCGACCATGCCGTTGAGCACGCCGATGTCCGAGTAGATGCCGCCGATGCCCATGATCTCGCGCTTGAACGCCGAGTCCGTGGTCGTGGTCGTCGAGGCATCCTGCGAGCAACGCACGATCCATTCGCCAGACGCCGGGTTCGAGTTGAAGTTCGTCGAGGTCGCCTTGCCGGGAGTGTCCGTGAACGTGATCGTCACGGTCGAGCCAGAGACGGCGATCGAGAACACGTACGCACCGATCTGCGACGAGTACACCGAGCGAGGCGTGCCTCCGCCAGCAGCCACGAACATGACGCGCTCGCCAATCTCGAAGTATTGGTCGAGCGTGCCAGCCGGGTTGGTCGTCGAAGCGCCTTCGATCGAGGAGTTGACCTTGACGGTGCAGACCGCCGTGGTGCCCGAGCAGGTGTCAACCTCCGCGAGTCGACCAGATCCGTCGTTGTGAACCTGGCGGGCGCGGTCGATCATGATGTCCTTGATGACACCTTCCATTTCCAGCTTGACCGCTTCGGCGTAAGCGCCGCCGTTGGTCTTGCCGTGACGGATCGTGTCACCGTCGAGTTCGATCGTCGCCATGCCCACGCGCGAGAGCGCCGTGCAGGTCGCCGAGTTGCGGTATCCCGGATCGGGAATCGCACCACGGTAGCCGACGCTGCCCACGCCCGTGTTGCGACCGAAGAGGACCGGCCACACGAGGTAGCGACCGGAGACCGGCGTCTTGCCAGTCTTCTCGATCATGCCGAGCAGAACCGACGACTCGTTGCGAGCGTCGGGGAGGAGTTGCAGGAAGAAGTTGGTGAGGATGTTGTCGTAGTAGGGTTGCCCCGAGGCGTAAGTCACGCCGCCGGTAGCGAAGGTGGTTCCAGCCATGAGAGTAGTTCCGTGTCAGTGAGTCACGTACCGCGCAGCAACTTGGCGAAGTTCTCGTTGAAGGACTTTTGCCACGAGCCATCTCGCAACTGAGCACCCGTCGGCTTCGGAATGGTTTGTTCCGTCATCGAGGGCGTCCCTGCGGAGGGAGGCACGCTGGCCATGTTCTGCACGTTCGCGGCTCGGTTGTCGCGTTCGTTGGTGAGGTGTTGGCGCACCATCTCCGCTTGCTTCGCGTGAAGCTCGCTGGCGATGTCGCCGACGTTGCTTCCCGGTTCACGAACCAGGTAAGCGGCCACCACGATCTCAGCCTGCTGCATCGCTTCCGGGCTCCCCTGGTAGAGAGGATACTTGGACAGCTCTGCACGGATTTCGTTCACCTTGGCGTCGGTCTGCTGTCGGGCGAGGTACTGGTTGAGTGCCTGACCTTGAGCTTCGAGTTGGGCGAGACGAGTACGCAACTCCCTGGTTTCGGGAGACACGTCTTCGTTGGCATCGGTCGGGGTCGCCCCGCCGCCGCTCAAGCCAAGCTCTCGGAGCTTTGCCATCACAGCGTCAGGGTTGGTTCTTGCGTTGCGCTCGATGAACTCACCGAGCTGCACTTGCGCCGCGCGTTCGTTTTGCAAGCGGTTGGCGTCAGCCAGTCGCTTCTCAGCCGCGCTTCGCATCTGGTACTGAGCGATCAGGTCCTTGACGGGAACGTCGAACGTCCTGCCGTCGACCTTCGCTTGCACGATCGCGTCGAGGTTCACCGTGGGCGCAGGCGCTTGCGCGGGCGCAGGAGGCGCTGCGGGCGCAGCAGGCGTCTGAGCCACGGGTGCAGGCGCGGGCGCAGCAGCGGGCGTCGGAGCCGCGTTCTGTGCTGCCGTGGGAGGAGGCGGCATCGGGATGTTCACCCGACCCGTGTGGATGTCCATCGTGGCTTTCGGCTCGCTCATCAGAGCACCTCCAGCCCAGCTTCACGCGCACGCTCTTGAGCCGCCTTGCGCTCGTTGTTCGACGACGCCGGACCAATCTCGATCGCCCGCGTGTCGCCTTCGATCGCACGGCGCTTGGGGTCCTTCGGCGTGCGCCACAACATGCGCGAGTTGACCTTGAACGTGCCCTTCGGACCCGGAATCACGTCGAGGTTGACGTACTCGCCACGCTGCCACAGGCAGACTTGGCACACGATGTCCTCACGCCAAACGTCGCGGCGCTCCTTGTAGCGTGCGTACCACTGGTCCGGCTTCACGTAGTCGTGACCGGGGTTCGTCGTCAGGTAGACACCGTGCGGCGGGTACTTGCCGTGGTCCTTGCGGCACTTGACGTAGAACGTGTACTCGCCCTCGGACTTCTCGCGGCGTGCCTTCTCCTCGGCTTCGATCTCCTTGGACCGAGCCTCCATCTGCACTTCCGCGTTGTACGCTTCTTCGAGGTTCTCGCCCTCGATGGGAATCAGCGGAAGCATCTCGCGCTGCGCCTTCTCCTGCGCTCGCAGAGCGACAGCCTTCTTGACGGCGGCGAGTTCTTCCTTCGTGTCGGGATCTTGCTTCATGGGTGGTTTACCCTTGTTGTTGCGCGGGTCGTGGTTGTGACGCCTGCCCCTTTTCGGGCTTGCCAGCGTTCTCGGCTTCGGACATCGCTTGCTGCTGCATCGCAACTTGCTGCAACAGCATCGAAAGGTCCTGCCAATACTTCGTGATGACCGCCTTCGCGCGCGGGTCGAGCGCGTCGAACTCAGCCGTGTACATGAACGACACGAGCGCGTTGATCTCGCTTTCGGCGTCTTGCCACGGCAGCACCGGGTAGCCGATCTCGCCGTACTTCAACGGGTCGCGGATGATCTGACCGATCACGTCTTCGGCGTGCTTCTCGGCTTGGATCGAGCGTGAGAAGAACTCGTCGCTCGTCTTGTACTTCAGCATCTTCAGGATCATCGTCCTGGTCTGACGGTCGAGCTGCGGGTTGAACGCGCCCATGTTCAGCGCGTCGAGCACCTCTTCGCGTTGGGCGGCGATGCTGTCTCCGATGTCCGGCTCGCCCACGACCACCACGTCGTTGATGAGGTCGGCACCCGTGAACTGCTCGACAACCCACTCGTTGTCGTCGCCCATGTACTTCATCAGGCGCGGCGTCGTGTAGAACTGGTGCGCGAGCGCGAGCGCCACACGCCCAACGTCTCGCACCGTTCGCACAGCCATCTTCGCCGGGATGGAGAGACCCGCGAACCGCTCCTCGTTGACGGCGCGCACGGCGCTACCGCTACGCAGTTCACCGGGCAGCTTGCCGCCGTCGATTTCCGACTGCGACGCGAGCTTGTTCAGGTCGCCTTCGGTGAGAGCCGCGACGTTCATGACCTCCGCAGGCATCTGCGGAGTCGGACCCATCTTCACGCCGACAGCCGTCGTCTCGTTGATCGTGTAGATGCGCCCGACCTGTGAGGTCATGCGATCCGTGTCGAGCCCAGAGTCCTTGCCGACGAAGACCGCCGGTTGACCGTGCGCGCGAATGAAGCTGATCTGCGCGCTGCGCGTCTCGTTCAAGTGCCACTGAGGCGAGAGGAGGTCCTCGACGAGCGACGCGCCCCAGAAGCGACCAGGGTGCGGCTTCCAGTCGTCCTTGACGTAGGGCAGGTGCGACCAGCCCGTCTTGTCGGCGGCGTAGGGGTTGTCGCCCTTGCGGATGATCTTGCCGCCCGCGTAGACGATCCACTGACCCTTCTTGTGGTGGCTGCTCGGGCGCTCCCACATCTCGACGTACATGGTGCGCTTGCCGATCTTGTCCATCGGGCGACCGTAGTCGAAGATGCTGAAGCCGTTGCCGCTCGACATGAACGCGATGGCTTCTTCGTAGTTGTCCAAGCCGCCGCTGTTCTCGACGGGCTGGATGTCCTTCTCGTCCACGCCGAACCGCTCGGCCACGCGCGCGATGTCGACGTAGTGACGCTCGGCAACCCAGTGGCAACCACGGATGCCCTTGTCGCGGCTCGCGCTGTCGTAGAAGAACCCGAACGGCGAGCACACGCTCATGGCGATGTCACCGGGCGGCAAGTCCTCGAAAAGACCCGCCTGCTCCTTCTCGATCTTCTGCGGAGCCGAGAGCATCACCTCGGGCACGACGCTCTTGTTCTGCTTCGTGTCCCAGAAGAAGCGGTCGGGCTCGCCGACGAGCGGGTCCCAGTAGACCTTGACGAAGGACGAGCCGCAGATGGCGCTCCACTGTTTCGAGTTGAGCTGCGTCATCTGCCAGTCCGCGACCTCGCGGATGTGGGCGAAGACCTTGTTCGAGAGTTCCGCGTTGTAGCGGTCGCGCGCCTTGCCCGTGGGCGGGCGCACTTGGAAGTCGGCGTCGACACCGAGAACCTTCGACACGGCGGCGTCCACGCGCGCACGGATGAGGTTCACCTTATAGCGAACCTCGTTGTCGTTCGGCTCGTACACGTTGTCCTCGAACGGCATGATGCGACCGTCCGCGAACCAGAAGCGGTGTTTGCCGCTCCAGAACGCCATGCTCGTGATCCAGAGCTGCTCCAACGCGAGACGCTCGGGGCGGCGCTCACGCCAACCCACGCGGGTCTCGATCATGCGGAGAAGGTCTGAGTCGTCAGCCACGATCAGGAAGCTCCCGCCGGGACGCGACGATTCATCGCAGGGATGCCGAACCGCTTGGCTTCAGCCTCGGCTTCGACACGATCGGTGACTTCCATCGCAGCCGCGAGCTGCGTCGTCGGAGGACGCTCGTGCAGCGCGAGGTTCGCCTTGAGCATGTCGCGCGCAAGGTCGTAGGCTCGCCGGTTCGAGCGCGCACAGAACCACGCTATTGCAACGATTGCGATCGTCGCAGGGATCGCGGCGACGAACAGGACGAGAGCTAGTTCCCAACCACTCATGCGGGTCTCCACATCTGCGGGCGCTTCTTCGGCGCGGTGAGTTGCTTGTCTCGACGAGCCCAGAAGTGCTCGGAGATCGTGCGCGGCTCCGTGGTCTCTTCCTTGATGAGCTTGCGCCGGTAGCAGTCGTCGCGGACACGGAGCGCGATGCCGTAGGCCATCACGCAGTCGTCGTGCCCCTTGGAGACCATCTTCGGCACGTTGGTCGCCGTGCGGTCATCCCACTGCTGGTGCTTCAGCTCGATCAGCAGGTCTTCCCACGGAATCGTGGAGCCCGCGTCCCGCTGCATCTTGATGCGGTCGATGATGAGCGGCTTGGTTCCAGCGTGCGTGTGGAACCCGATGCTCTCCGTCCACACCTTCGTGTAGGTGTCCTGGCGACGGTTGCGGTACATGCGCGTGTACCCGAAGTTGATGGCACTCTCCGCCGCCGCGAGCCCGTGCGTCGACGGCTGCGTCTCGAACGCCAGCATCGCCGTGTTGTAGTAGCTCGCCAGCCGCGCGCACTTCTGTCCCCAGATGTGGCTGTCGGCACGTTCTCGCCACGCCGCGACGAGATCGCAGGTCTCGGCTTCGAGCACAACCGCTACGGAGAAGTCGCCGTGAGCACCACCACCGGCTGTGTCCGACGCGACGATATAGTCGCTGTCCGCCTCCGGGTGCGCCCAGACGAGCAGACCGCCACGGGAGTGCGCCTCCAGCCGTAGGGGACCAAGGACCATCTGCGGTCAAGGTCTAGGCTAGAGAAAGCTAGGGCGTCAACTACCCATCATCTTCCCATCAGCGTCTTCGCCCTGGATCGCGTCGACGATCCAGCCGCGAAAGACCACGGGAATGCTCTTGGCTTTGTTGATCTGCTCGTTGACCCATTCGGGGTCGAAGACGGGGTTGCCCGACGCCATGAACGCGACCTCGGGGCACCACGGGTAGTCCTGGTCGAACTTCTTGAGGTCGCCGCCGATGTCCTTGTCTTCGATGCGGGCGCGTCTCCACGCAAGCTGGTTCACGGTAACGGGTTGCATCCCGACGCCGACGCGCTTCCAGACCATCTTGCCGCCGCGTCGCTTGCCTGCGACCTTGGGCTCGCGCATCCCCTCCGTGGCGCGTTCCGTACCGACAAGCTTGCCGTTCTCCCACACGAGCTTGGGCGTGCCCCAACGCTCCTCTTGGACCCACTTCGACTCGGGCGTCCATCTGACCAACACCTGCATCCCAAGCAGCTTCTTCTCGTGGTCGGTGAGGGTGGCGAGAATCTTGTCCTCCTGCGCCTTGGGTAGCTCGCGCCCGAAGCCGTAGGCGGCTGTCCAGGTGTAGAGCGGGTGGCTGATCCACGGGAAGAACTTGGCTGAGTACGGGTTGTCGCGCTCGCCGTAGGGCGTGTTGCGGTTCTTCCACGCGCTCCAGAAGTCGTCGCAGAACTTGCCGGTGTCACCGAACGCGGTGGACTCGTCGATGATGATCGTGCCGCGCCGGTTGGGGATCGAGGGCACGATGCCTTGGTGGACGGTGTTGCCATCTTGGTAGCGAGCACCTTCCGACAAGTGGCCGAAGCTGCGCGTGCCGCCGATGCCTGCGCCTTCGGTAGCGGCTGACGTGATCTGGATCTGCGCGTAGATCGGGCGGTCCCATTCGAGCGCGTAGGACGCCTTCGAGCGCATCTTGAAGTTCCACGGGATGCGCGTGCCGTGCTCGTCCGTGAGCTTCTCCATCTGCGTGCGGGCGATGTCTGAGATCGTCAGCAGCAGCTTCGAGGTGTCTTGGTTGTGCGCGACGAGGATGGCGCGTACGTGTTCCTCGCGCAGCGCCTTCTCGTAGAGCACGGCTTCGGTGAACGTGCTGCCACCGATCTGCCGCGACTTGAGGAGCTGGATGCGGATGGCGACGTTCGCTCTCTCCATCCTGAGCATCTCGCACTCGATCATTCGCTGCGCTGGGTTGAGCTTCATCGTGACGATCTGCCCGTCAACGTCGCGGATCGGGAAAAACGATTCGATCCAATCCCGGCGGCTCATGTTGCGCTTGTAGCGAACCCACTCGCCGTCCTCGAAGCGCCACACCGCCTTCGCACCACGTCGAGGGTAGAGCCCCTTCTCGTGATGGTAGAGCCGGTGGAAAAGCAGGTTGTCGGCGAGGCTTGTGTCCTCACCGGCCTGCTTCTCCACCTCGGCGATGATCGCGGAGAGTTCAGCGTCAGTAGGTTGCCAGCGCGGCATCTACTCCAACGCCTCCAGTGCCTTAGCCGTCGCCTGGAAGTTGCCTGCGGCGAGCAGCGCCTTCCTCACGTTGTTACCGGCAGGAACGCCGTTGCCACCGGGCGGAACCAAGCGCGGCATGTCGAACGTGTTGCGCAGCACGCCAACAAGCGGCCACGTCCAGAAGTTCTCGTCGACACCCACGGGGTTCTCGTAGGCGGTCGTCGGGACACCTTCGATGCCAACGCCCATCCACTTGCCGATGCGCGGTTGCGCGTTGAGGATCCTGCCCCATGCAGCCGCCGCCGCATACGTTGCGTAGGCGTTCGCCATCGCGCAACCCATGAAGCACGTCTCCATCGTCTGCGCCGCGTCGTACTCCTTGGGCATCCCCAAGTCCTTCCACGGCGACGGCGAGAAGCCGAGTTGGGTCTCGTACTTCGACTCCGCTCGGTACCACGCGCCGTTGGGCATCTGCACGCGCTTGAACAGTTCGACGAGTTCGCCGACCTCGCCCTCGAAGCTACCGTCGTTGAAGTTCGCCGCCACGAGAGCGTCGAGCGTCCACGCCGCACCGCGTCCGAAGCCTGAGCCGATGTGCTCGGCGACGGGTCGATCCGCCTTGTTGAAGCCCATGTAGGCGTCAGCCGCGATCATCTTGAGGTCTTCGCGCGCACAGGCGTCGCCCCACAAGAACCACGCAGCCTTGGCGTACTGCGTCGCGCGTACGAGATGCTGGTCATCGTGTGCCATGTAGGACAGCAAGCGGTCGCGGTACCAGCTCGTGCCGTCGTTCACGTCTCTCGGAATGCGCGCATCGGGGTTGGTGCTGTGCGGGTTGCGCTGCACGAACTCGTCGTGCGTCGTCCACGCCGTCCACCCACGAGTTGCGCGGTACACGGGCTGACTCGCCCAGCCTCGCGGTTCACCCGTGAAGGCGTCGCGGTAGTCGATCGGCATCCGTTCCATGCAGAGATCGTGCGACAGCAGGTGGTACGCGCTCGACTGCTCCCAACCTGGGTACGGGTTGATGCCCTCGCCACCTTGCGCGTTCGGGATCGGGTCGCCGAGCGGCATCCAATCACCGCACTGAGACAGCAAGCCGACGCTCGTGTTGGTTGTGCCGGTTTGCAGCGCCGCCATCATCGCGTGCGCCTTCGCCTCGTAGACAGCCTTCGTGTTGTTCTCGACGAGCGACAGCGGCAGCGCGAGCAACGGGTGACGCCGCAGCTTCGGGCGCTTTCCGTAGAGCACGGCGACGTTCGCCTTCTGCGTCCAGCGCAGGATCTTCACCGCGTTCGGCGGGAAGTACGACGCTCCTGTACCGAAGCCGATGCGCTCAGGACCGTCGCCCCATTCCGCGTAGTGGCCGATGCGCGGAAGAACGTGCGGCTGCGTGGTGCCGTCGAGTTCGAGGATGATGCGGTCGTAGAAGAACCCGCCGACAGGCTCGCGTCCGACGAAGCCGTTGCCGAAGCGCGCGGTGAACGAGCCGTCCTTGTTGTCGAAGATGTGAACGCCGAACGAGCCCGTGAGGTACGTGTAGCCGATGCCCACGGGGAACGCGCGTTCGACGCCGTTCTGGTAGCGGATGATTGCCCTCATCGGGTTTCCGCCTTCTTCAGCTTCGCGCCGACAGGGAACTTCTTGACGTTGTACCCGAGTCGACGGAGACGGCTCGCGTTGCACGAGACGTAGTGTGCGTCCTTCTTCAGCCGCTTCGCTGCCACCGCAAGCGAGGGCGACTTGTTCACGACCGCCGTGAACTGCTCCCAGTAGGTCTTGTACTTCACCATGTCGATGATGGTGCCATGTTGCGCGAATGATCTCAACATGAAAGCGGACGCGGCACCTTCCCGAGTACCGCGCCCGCACGACTCCG